AGGTGGGTTAATTAAAAAGAAGTGGATTCAGGAGTGGGATCAAGAGGAACCACCTACCTGTGAGTTTATTATACAGACTATGGACACTGCTTTTTCTACAAGCAACACGGCTGACTACAGTGTTATTCAGACATGGGGCATATTCTACATGTATGACCAAGATGAAGAAGGGATAGAGGACTATGCTTCTAACTTAATCTTACTTGGTAATGTCAAGGGTAGGTTTGAGTACCCAGAGCTTAGGCGTATTGCACAGAAGCTGTACAATCAGTACAGACCTGATGTCTGCATGATTGAAAAGAAAGCAAGTGGACAGTCTTTGATTCAGGACTTACGTAGATCAGGATTACCCATCATGGAATACATGCCAGATCGGGATAAGGTATCCAGAGTTTATGCAGCCACGCCTATCATGGAAGCAGGACGGCTATGGCTACCTACCTCTAAGAAATGGGCAGATGACCTTATAGAAGAGTTAATCCGTTTTCCAAACTCAGCCCATGACGATCAGGTAGATGCGTTGACTATGGCAGTACACTACATGCGTGACTCATGGAACCTTGCACATCCTGACGATCCTAATTGGGATGAGCCTGTCAGGGAAAAGAAATCTACCTATTGGACATTTTAAAATAGTGTGCTATAATATAGTGGGTTAGGTATGGGGAATTAAATGTCTTTATTTGAATATGCACAAGAAGTAGTATCCAGAAAACTAGAACGTAAAGAACCTGTGCTTAGTGTTAGCATGGGGATGCAACCTGTTATGCCTATGGCGCAAGGAGGTGGTCTATCTAGTGTTCAGAACAGTCTGAACATTAATGGTCAGCCACACAGACTGGCCTACATTAATCCTAATGAAGAAGATTTATTAAAATCACTTGGTGGTAGTGGTGAAAAGATTGACGGTATTCCAGCTTATATGATGGCAGGAGACGCTGAAGGAGGGCATGGCTATGGCGGCGATGAAGGAAGCACCACTAGTGGCAATCCTGATACATTTGATGTTCCTGATTTAGACGTACCTGCTCCAAATCCTGATACATTTGATATTGAGTCTTTTCCTGATTTAAGTTTTGATCCTGAAAGTAAGGACTTTATTCCTTACAATCCACTTAATAGAGTTGATAAAGACATTTTTGCTATGCGAACCAAGGACAATCTTGGTCCAAATAAAAGTGTTGAGTTTAACCCTTTTGCAACATTCATTGGTTTGCTTACAAATCCTTTCATTGGTAAGGGTATATCTGCTCTGGGTATAGGACCAACTTTTGATATTAGTATTCCCGGTACCGCCACACCGGGCGGCTATGGTGATACAGGCACTTTTGGTAATAGTCCAGATGCCGATGCCGATGCAGGTACTGCTGATAGTGGAGGCGATATTATTATTAGAGAAAAAATTGCAGCAGTTAAACAAATCCCTGTTGAAGAAGTAACAGTAGAAGAAGTTCAACGAGCCAAAAGATTAACTGCTGCACAGCGAGTAACTGGTACACGACTTGAAGATATACTAGATGATATTTATGGTAGCGGCAAAGGTGCAGGGCTACTAGGCATTCCAACAAATAATACAGGAACAGCATAATGGCAACTGAACGTAATCCTTTTGACACGATCCCTGAAGAAGAGGATAATGTAATCCCTCTCATGGAGCAGTCTGAAACAGGAGCAAGCATTGAGATTGATCCTGAAGGTGATGGCGTCATTGTAGATTTTACTGAAGCTGTAGGCATGGAAGCGACTGACGAAGTTGCTGAGTGGTATGGTGATTTAACAGAGACATTAGAAGAAGAAGAACTTCTTGAGATTGGCCGCATGGTCATAGATAATTTTCAAGCAGATAAGGAGTCCCGTTCTGAATGGGAGTCTATGTTTGAACGTGGGTTTGATTTGCTAGGCTTAAAGCTAGAGCAAGGTTCNGAACCTTTTGAGGGCGCATGTACNGCAGTCCACCCACTACTAATTGANTCGGCTGTTAAGTTTCAGTCGAANGCTTCACAGGAACTCTTTCCTGCAAGNGGTCCAGTAAAAGCAAATATTCTAGGAACAGCTACTCCTGAAAAGGAAATGCAAGCTAACCGTGTTCAGAACTTTATGAACTATCAGGTTACTGAGCAGATGCCAGAATACTTTGACGAATTTGAAAGAATGCTTTTCCATCTCCCCTTGATTGGTTCAGCGTTTAAAAAGATTTACTATAGCTCTACACTGAAGCGCCCTGTCTCAGAGTTTATTCCTATTGATCAGTTTTATATTTCTTACTATGCTACTGATCTTAGAAATGCTGACAGGTATACGCATGTAATCTATCGTAGTCCTATAGATATTCAAAAAGATATCAATGCAGGAGTATATCAGGATGCTGATCTTCCTACTCCTTCTCAATCAGGAATTACTTCTTTTGCAGAAAAGATTGATACTATTCTTGGTTTCAATCCTGATTATGATAATGATCCTCAGTATGTCTTACTGGAACAGCATTGTTATTTAGACATTGAAGATGCTAATGAAGCACTTCCATATATTGTAACTGTTGAGCAGGATTCTCGACAGGTACTAAGTATTCGTAGAAACTATGAGCAAGACGATCCTAACCGTGAGAAGCGGAGTCACTTTGTTCATTACAGGTTTGTTCCCGGTTTTGGTTTCTACGGTCTTGGCTTAATTCATTTCCTTGGAAATCTGACAATGAGTGCGACGGCAGCAATGCGGTCTCTTATAGACGCAGGTCAGTTTGCTAATCTTCCGGGTGGGTTTAAAGCTAAGGGTGTCAGGATTGTTGGAGATAATGATCCAATCAGTCCGGGCGAGTTCAAAGAGGTTGAAGCAACCGGTATAGATTTATCAAAGGCTATTGTTCCCCTCCCCTACAAAGAGCCTTCCTCAACTCTATATCAGATGCTACAGTTTGTAGCTTTGACAGGACAAAAGTTTGCAGATAGCACAGAGCAAGTAATTTCTGATGCTGCCTCTTATGGACCCGTTGGCACGACTATGGCGTTGCTTGAAGCCAGTAGTAAGTTTTTCTCGGCTATTCACAAGCGAGTGCATAAATCACAGAAGGATGAATTTAGAATCCTTGCCAGTATTAACTATGATTACTTACCTGACGAATATCCATATGATGTCCCATTCGAGTCGCGTAGTATTTTCCGAAAAGACTTTGATGGTCGTGTAGATATTATCCCTGTATCTGATCCTAACATTCCATCCAATGCCCATCGCATGATGTTGGCTAACATGGCGTTACAGATGGCACAGCAGTCCCCGCCGGGAATGTTTAACCTAGAAGCATTGAATAGAACTATTCTACATGCTGCTAACATGCCTAACCTAGAACAGATACTGCCTCCTAAGATTGAGCCTCAAGCTATGGACCCAGTGTCTGATATCATGGCTGCAACAAAGGGTATCCCTATCGGGGCATTCCCCGGTCAGAACCATGATGCACATATCCAGACTAAGATGGCTTACCTCCAAGACCCTATGAACGGCTCTAATCCTATTATGGGTAGGCTCCGTCCTATTCTTGAAGCTAACATTCAGGAACATTCTGTAATGAAGTATCAGGAACAGGTGGCAGGTATGACTCAGCAGTTGATGCAGGAAGCTGGACCAGATGCTGCTCGTAACCCNCAGGTAATCGAGATGATTACAGCACAGGCTGCACANCAGGTTCTCAATGCTAACATGGCTATGGGCATGGCACAGTCGCCAGAGCAGCAGCTAGTTNCACTTGAACAGGCCAAGGTAGAACTTGAGAAACAAAAACTTCAGAATGATACTGCTATCTCAGCGGCTGACATGGAACTGAAGAATAAGAAACTTGAACTTGAAGAGAACGATCAGATTATTAGTATGTTGAAAACTAACTCTACTGATAACTTCAAACGAGAGAAAGCCGAACTAGATCGGAATAGTAAGCAAGATATTAAAGCCCTTGAAGCTCTTACACTATTGGCTATTGAAGCTGAAAAGCAGCAAGGTAAAGAAAAAGAAAACACAACTCAAGAAATATTTGAATTTCTTAAACAGTTTCAAGGAGACAACCAATGATGACAAAAGGAAAGGGCTATCACGATCATGTGAAGCCCGATGTTAAAGGTATTACTGACGGATACGTTACACACGTACCGTTTTCTAATCGTGCTACGTTTGGTGATGTAGTGAAGGAAGAGTCCTACGGCACACGTAAGAATCGTAGTGTTCTTGGCGAGTTCGATAAGTCCTCGTTTGAATTTCCCGGACCTGCTAAACTCAAGTAATGACTATCTGGGATGAATTTGTTCAAACACTAAATGAAGAAATTAATAATCTAAGAGTGTCTCTTGGTAATGGCAGTGCCAGTGACTATGCTGAGTATAGGCAAATGGTAGGCACGCTTTCAGGGTTAGAGTGGTCAAGAGACCGTCTAACTGATATTGTAAAGAAACGCATATACGACGAAGATGAGGAGTAAAATGCAACAAGTAAATTTAGGTAATTCTATTAAAAATGATCTCTGGATCACAGACCCTATTGAACAGCCGGACCCTGATGTACTACCATCACTTCCCGGCTTTCATATCCTAGTCCGCCCTGTTTCGGTTAAGTCATTAACCAAGGGTGGTATTATTATTCCAGACTCTACCAAAGAAGATATGGCATATCTTACAACTATTGGTAAAGTTTTAAGCCTTGGTGATCTTGCGTATGGAGATCAGGATAAGTTTCCTAAAGGTAACTGGTGTAAGGAAGGGGACTATGTTTGCTACGGTAAGCATACAGGAACTAAGCTATTTTATAAAGGAGTGCGGCTTATTCTATTGTTTGATGACCAGATCATGCTCCGTGTAGAAAACCCTGCTGATCTTGATCCTACCTTTAATCTTAGTGCAGGATCAGCTTAATTTGTAGATATAACAATACTATGCTATAATATACTGATATAATCGTTAAATCGTTTGTTTCGTAAACAACGGGAAAGAAAAAAACAATGATCGAAAAAGAAGAGTGGAGCGAAGTATCTGTTCCTGATAATGCAGAGGAGAATGAAGTTGCGTATGAAATTGAAGAATCTTCTGAACAAGCTATTGCAGTTTCTGCACCTGAAGAAAAAGAAGAAAAAGAAAAAGAAAAAGGTGGGTCAGAGCTAGATGGAGTTGAAACGTCTGGCGCTCAGAAACGTATCCGACAACTCATTCGTCAGCGTAAAGAACGCGACGAACAGATTCACTCCCTCATGCAGAAGAATGAGGAATTAGAAACTAACCTCAAAACAAAGCATTCTGAAGTACAGGAGATTAATAAACTAAGTCTCGATGCTTCAGAAAAGCAATTGACAGATAAGATTCAGTTAGCTCAGGCAGCTTATTTAGAAGCATTTGAAAATGGCGAGAAGGAAAAACTTCTTCAAGCTCAGACAATGCTAAACGAAGCGCAGGGTGATCTGAAGAATGTTTCCAGTGCTAAACGTAATTATGAAGCTGCTCCAGTAGAACAGCCAGTGCAACAGCAGGTTGCTCCTAGACCTGT